TTCTGGTATTTTATCCAGAAAATCTGGAAGTTGTCGTAAAGGGGGATCAGCTGTCTGGTGATAGATTTCGTCCCCAGTTTATACGGGTGGAACGTGAGCGATACGCTTTTTTTGTTTGGTCTTGTCTGATCGGTATCTTTTTTGTGGTCATAGATCAGCTTCGACCCTACGATCCATTTCGTGCAATACCGGAATCGCTGTTGTGTGTTTACAAGCCGTTGATTTGGTGTGAGCCGTTTACTATACCCATACTCCACCTCTGTCATCGTCTCCTTGCCGAAACGGTTTTTATGTATCAGCGTCGTCTTGGCATCCGAGTCAACCCATTCACAGTCAAAGACACAAACCTTGTAAAAGTCATACCCGTAGATGTTTGCCTCTACCTGTGTGTTGTATATCCCCCATTTCTCTGCGGTAGGATTGCCTTTGTAGCCACTGTACTCATTCGCTACCCCTTCAAGTTGTTCCCGGCTAAACCCTTCGGCAAGCAGTTCTGTGATGCTCACATCGTAAAACTCGCCGGCGAACTCTATATCCCGGAAATCCGGATGCCGGCTGTATTGCAGGACAAGGTATTCAGGGTCAACATAGCGTGCCTTGATCTTGTTGTCAACCTTGCAGTAGTAATCCCGTACACAAAACAACCCTAAGTTTATGATGTCTTTGTATAGCTGTTTCTTTACTTCATCTCTCCAATACGAGATGTCCATCGAGTGTTTGATCACAAGCTCCATCGCCTTTGCATAGGCGGGCTTGAACCCTCCGTTCATCTCGTAAAGCTCCAACTCCTCAACCGTCTCCGGGACAAACTCAGGTGCTTTGTACTGAAGGCCGATCTGTTGGTAAAGCATTTTGAAGTATTCGATGTTTTCTTTCTCTACCCACAGGCGGATTTTCTCATCTTCAATAAAGTTCTTTGAGTAAGCGTCCACCGGGTCTGCCGAGACATCGTATTCGTAAGACAGGAAATTCCCAATCAGGGTATTCACGATCTTTGAGGATGGACTGACCACATCCCACAGCACGTTGAAATATCCTTTCCGTTTCCCTTCGTGGGATTGTGAGTTCAGCACGCCTGAAAGCGTGGCGGGGGATTCCGGTGAGGGGAGTTCCTCTCTGGTGAAATACTTTTTATACCGCTCTTCGCTTTGACGCCCGTCGCCAAACAGCCGTAGCGTCTCGTAGTCATATGCCTCCGCATAGCTGACACCGGTTGCGCCACGCAAATAGGCGGAATAGATCGCTTCTGCGTTCTTCAGGAAGTATGCTTCGTCTTTTGAAGCCGGGTTTAAGGTGCGGATATGCTGATATTCATCGCTGTTATAGCGGTCTATCTTGCGAACCATTTTTGCATCGAATAAATACAATGCAAAAATAGTCAATGGGGAAAGCTGCCTGTTTGGGTGGTTTTCTGCCTATAGATAGGATCAGATATCGGGGTTCTCTTCGAGTAGTTTCTTCAGTAAATCCGTCATCTTCACCTCTTTGGTCTCTCTCCCGTAGCGTATTGTGTGGATGCAGTCATGCACGCCACGCCCGGTGGATTCCGTACCGATGATCTCGAATGTTTTCCCTTTGTAGGTGAAGAACCTGTCGCCGAAGTAATACACCTTCACCCCCTTATGTATGGTGCTGCATAGTGCCATCAGAACGGGAAGTCTGATTTTGGTTCAATAAAAGAGTCCGGATCGCCCGACCTTGCGCTTCTGAATTCGTCATAATTAAATATTTTGGTTAACGACATGTTGTAGCCAAAGGGGACATCACAAACTGCGCCGTTCCTGTGTTTTGCAAGAATCAACTCGCCGTATCCCTTCAAACTTCTCCCTTTGTTGTCTTCAAAAATTTTGTAATACTCCGGGCGGTATATAAAAATCACCATGTCGCTATCCTGCTCTATTGCTCCGCTCTCACGAAGGTCGGATAAAATGGGTCGTTTGTCGTTTCTCTCTTCTGCCCTTCTGTTTAGTTGAGACAGCAACAAAACAGGGACATTAAGTTCTTTTGCGATTATTTTTGCCATCCGTGATGTCTGTGCAACCTCCTGCTCCCTGTTTCTGTTTTTTTCGTCCTGCCGCATATCTGTCAGTTGCAGATAGTCTATCCCTATCAACCCACACAGGCCACGTTTCTTCATGATTCTCGCATGGGCACGGATATACCGGATGGATACAATCGGGTTATCGTCAATGTATAGCGGCAGTTTTTGTATAATGGTTTTTGATTTGTTAAATTCATCCCAGTCGCTATCTGTCATTCTTCCCGACCTTAGATTATCCACATTGACGTTTGAGACAGATAAAACCACCTTGCTCATCAACGAGATATCCGACATCTCCAAACTATAAATACAAACCGGCGTACCGCTTTCTGCTGCGCTCTTTGCAAAATGAACCAACAAAGATGTTTTCCCCATAGATGGCCTTGAGGCCAACGTGATAACTTCGCCTTTCTGCCATCCTCCGGTTATCTTGTCAAGTTCGGCAAGTCCTGTCTTTACGCCGTGTACTATCCCGTTCTTTGCCAACTTCTCCCGGTGTTTTATCTCTGTTTCAAACTTTTCAACAATGTCTTTGGCTGATAGCGAGCGGCCACCGCTTGTTACGGTCTCCATAAGGTTTCTCAGCCCGTCATCAAGTTTTTTTACTGTGTCAAATACGTCCTCTGTGTCGTCAAAAGAATCTTTGGCTGTCTTGTATGATATTTTCACAAGCTCTCTTTTCATCCATTGTTCAAGCAATATCCTGCAATGGTTCTCTGTGTTTACCGTTGTCGTGCTTGTGTTTATCAGATTTGACAAATAACTGCGCCCCCCGATAAGTTCAAGTTGATCTGATTTTTTCAAGGCATTTGCGACAGACAGCGCATCAACGGGGATGTTTTTATCGTACAACTCTACACACTTCCTGAAAATAACCTGATGAACCTCTTTGTAAAAGATTTCCGGTTTCAGAAATTTAATTGCTATGTCAAGAACACTCTCTATGAACAAGATTCCTCCTAACACAGATTCCTCTACTTCAATGGATTGAGGGGGTACTTTCAGATTTATACAGTCGTCAACTTCCATTTTTGGGTATTTTTTCAGTGATGCTATATGACAGTCTTTGTGGTTGTTCCTGCTTAATTTTGAATTCCGGCCTAAAGTAGTTTGTTGCTGTCTTCTGCCAATTAGTTATGATCTCGCCGTTTGCGTTATGCCAATTATCCGCATCATATCTGTGAAATGCTTCTTCCGCCCCACACATTTCTACCGAATACCCTTTTTGTGTAAAAAACTGTAACCATTCATCCAGATTTGGCGGTGGCAAAATTTTCAGACGCCCCCCTTGTTTAAGTTTTTTAAGGTGTTTTATTAGGTTTGGTTGTGAAAGTAGTTTTTCAAAAATTTCTTTATCTTCATCTTTATCCTTTTCCTTTTCTTTATCTTTATCCTTGTCTTTATCTTTATCCTTAGCCCCATTATAAGCCCCATCATAAGGGGCTTGTAAGGGGCTTATTTTGTATTTTTCTAATTTTTGAATAATTGATGCGTGAACCCGATTTTTGGGGTTTAAAGTTCCATATTGAAATTCAATGAAATTTGGGATAAAAATTTTTTCATCCCCATCGAAAAAAATTATTTTATCACTAAAAGCAATTTTCATTTCTTTAATGGTTGTATTAACGCCAAGTCGTATATTGGCAACGTCTAAATCTATATGCCATATCCCGGCGTGGTCGCAGTCATCAAGTATATACAACCAAAGTAGTTTATAGTCTTTTGATAAATCACGGATAAAGCGTTTTTTCCATTTTTCTGTGTCTGTAAACCTTTTTGCCATATAAAAAACCGGCAAGGTCAGGGCATGGGATGATGCCGATTCAACACACCAACGAGGAGGCGGTTAAACCACTTCTGACCTTTTACCGGATTTTTTAAAAAATTAACTTTCATTCCCTCGTTTTAGGTTGTCAAACTCCCTTTTGACATTGCAAAGATAATGTATTACAAAACCTACCTGTGAATAAGCGTTTTAATCATGTTAAAAGTTCAAAAAACACCAGGTTTTGGGTGGTGTAATCCACCGTGATCTTCCTGGCTATGTCTGCATACCCATTCTCGTTCCGGTAGGATTCATTGTTAATGATGATGATGTTTTTGTCGCCAGGAAACTGTCGGTTGATCTCTTCCATCTGCCGTCCCATGTTCCGCTTTTCTATGACAGCATAAAAGACCTTATTGGATTCGTCGAGGAAAGTTACCATCATTCAGATTCTTTTGCCGGCAGTTCAAAATCGAACACCATAATATCCGTGAAACGCTGTTTAGCACCGTCTTTTTCGATCTCTCTGTATCGTATCGCCCCTTCAATGCCAATCTTCATGCCTTTCTTGATCATGGTTGCGGCTGCCTCCGATAGGTTGTTTTTGAAGATCAGGTTGTGCCAGAAAGTGATGCTTTGGCGCACTCCTTTATCGTCCCGGTAAAACTCTTTTGTGGCGAGGCGAAGTTTTGTGATCTCTCCATTCTGCATGGTGATCGTTTCGGGGTCTGTCCCTACATGTCCGATTAAAAATACTTTGTTCATAGATTGATTATTTAGTGAATTAAAATTCTACAATCCCCATTATCCGGCTGCGGCGGCTCACAATCAGCGACGTACCGTCGAAATGATGATGCAACTCATGTTCAAGACGTGGGTTGAACGGCGTGACAAACATGACAGTATCCCCAACACGGATATAGTCGTCATCTACTTCTGCATCTTCATAGTAATATTCTTTCACAGGGCGTCCTATGTATTTCACCTTCCCGAATTGTGTATGCCGGGCTATGCCCTGTGTTTGGTTATGCGTTGTAACCGAAGGGAGGGCAATAGTTTTACCATCCACCACGACCTGCTCTTTCTCTTTGTAAACCGGTTCGCACAACACCCACCCGTTAAGCATGGTGATATCCTGTTTGTTCTTTTTCAGATATATCTGCGGGTACTCCACCATGAAGTATTTTAGTCCGTCGCACGTGAGCATGTATCTCTTTTTCCCGTCAAGCACGGCAAGGTAGTTACACCAGACGATATCGCCTTTGTGCAATTCCATCGCAGAGCGCCATTCCATCGATTCCCCGACGTGTCTTTTACGGTCAAAGACGAGCCGTCGTGGGACAGCCACCACCTCACAGATTACTTCAGCATGGTGCTCCGGCTTATAGGATGTGTCGATAAATATTTTCTCCCCACCAAGCATAATGGTATCCATTGATACTATGCTTCGCACCAATACAAAGTTCCCATAGGGACGCAAGGATGCGATATCCTCTTTTGTCAGGTTCATATAATCGCTATAATATCCTGTATGCGGACGAGTTTATATTGGAAGTTGTCTATGGTGATGGGCTGTCCTACTGATTCAGGCAGCAACACCACATCCCGGTTGTTCACTTCCTGCACGTTTGACCCTTTGCTGACGATAGTTGCCCGGATAAAGGCGTTCACGGGTTTTGCGCCGGGCGGGGCGATGATTTGCGACGTGGATTCTGTTTTGTGCGGGTTCACTAAAACGAAGTTTCCAAGCGGGCGAAACCGCTTCATGGACATGACGGCCATAGGACGATTTTTACGGCAAAAGTAAAAACTTCTGTTTGTAGTTTAATGGGTTTATTCAGAAATTTTCAAAAGCCCTTTTGAAAACTTTTTTAAGAAGGCGATCCCACGCCATGTTTTTGGTTTAATTTTGCCCTGTCAACAGCCCAAGCTGACATACGGGGGTGGCAGAGGCGCTCGTTCTTTTCTCGTATTCTTTGCGTGTTGTTCCGCCTTGTCGCCCCCGTTTTTAATTTTGAAGTTATGCAAGTCAATTGTTTGTTACAGGCAGAGTTTGAAGTGTCCGCCCACGGGGAAATTGATCCCCTTACGGAAGAACAGGCACAGGCATTGATTACAGATCAGGCACAAGGCATAAACAATGTCTTGGCGCAGGTCGCAGAAGGAGTTGTTGTCTTTTCGGCGGATGACGACACTTCGGAGTTTAACGAACTGTCAAACAGTACATGGAGAATACAGATACGGATAAAAAACATAAGGCTATGACCATAGACGAAATCTGCGCCAAAGCGGGATGCACGAAAGAGGATATCGTGCGGGCGATGGTGGAGGAATCAAAGAACAATGTTCAACTTCACACAGCAGCCAGAAAAGAGCGGTTGGCGATGGCATCCAAGATAGAGGCGGAGTTCCGGGCATTAGAGGTGGAGAATAAACGCCTTCACCTGTTGATTGAAAACGACCGACTGAGCAATGAGTGGACGGCGATCTCAGAGAGAATCCTGCAAAAAGCGCAAAGGCTACCGCAGGAATTGGAACTTGAAAAATAATTTCATAAAAGTGAATTATGGCAAAACAGAAACATCAGACAGCACCCCCTAAAAAACCGAGCATCATGGCTCCGTGTACATGCTCAAGTTGGTTCCAGGATGCAGAATATGGCAAGGGCATACGGCTATGGGCATATGCAGGCGGTAAAGGGAAATGGCCAACACGATACCGTTGCACGGTATGCTTGCGCACGAAAGACTTTTAATATCTTAATGCACGATATATGACAGACAGAAAAAAGATAATAGAATTAAGTTCCCTGATGAAGCAGAAAACAACAGATTGCTCTGCACTTGTGCAGGAGGTGTTTGCACAATTAATTGCCGACTTCCCACATGAGCAAACGGCTGATATTATCTGGCTGTTAGAGCAACTTGACATGATGCCATCTATACTATATTGTCCTAAAGAGAAACGCTATCTTTGTATGTCTGTCACACGGGAGACAGTGATACAGATAGACGGGATAACCGAGCGGTTGATTTCGTTTATTGTGCCGATGAGTGCAGCGTGGCATACAGGGTTGCGTGAGGCGTTGTACGATCATATCAAAACCATAACACGTTTTATACAACAAACCAATGGGCAAAGGGAAGCTGATACGGGTGATCTTTGAATATGAAAACGCAACCCGTGAGATGACAGACAGGCCACAACAATGGTTGGAGAAAGTGAACAACCTTTGTGTTTTAGCTGAGGTGCGTGGGGCTAATCCGTTTCGCAATGACCCCCATGAATGGACAGAAAAAAAGAAAGACGATTCTGGCTTAAAAAGCAAATGATGGTTCAGCATCCACCATGCCCTGCCCATGTTGTGTCTGCCAGGCGGATAGAAAAGGCGGTATCAGAAGAATTCGGTATCCCGTTAGAAGATATTTACTCCCAATTGTTTCTCATTTGAAACGGTTTGCATGGGTTATGACAGAACACATAAAAAACATATCATAAAAATAAAACCATGAAAACGCAACGTTTCAAAAAACATTGGATAAAACTTTGGATCACTTTAATTATCTTTTCTTTTACGATGACGGCGATCCTGGCTACTTGCAAGTTTATCGGGATAGTAACAATAAGTTGGTTTATCATTCTTCTCCCGGTAATATTTGCCGGAGTTTTTATTTTCTTCCATATTTTAGGTTTCATCTTTTTTGTAACGATAGTAATTTTTAGTCTGTTTGATGAATGGCATCAGACAGAGCGAAAACAAAAACCTTAATAAACGAACATGAATTATAAGGTTTCAGTTATTATTACATCTTACAACCACGCCCATACAATAAGTAGGGCAATAAATTCCGTTTTGTCGCAAATAACCCCTTACAAAATACAAATTATTGTAATCGATGACGGAAGCACCAATGGTTCAATAAAAATAATCCAGGAATATTACGACAGGGGATTAATAAACGTCATTCAGGGCATGGATCATTGCGGGATGATGCGTGCCTATGCGGAAGGGTTTAAAAGATGCAAGGGGGAATACATCATGTTTTGCGATTGTGATGATTACTGGTCAGACACGGGGAAAATCCAGAAGCAGGTGGAATATATGGACAAAGCCCTTGATTGTGGGTTGTGTTATACTCAGATCGAAATTGACAACGGGTCGGGAGTTATTAAAAAAGACTTTGATGTCATGTTTCTTCAATCGCATATCACATATGATAATTTATTAAAAGGCAATGCGTATATTCATGCCCCGACGTATTGCATAAGAAAATCAGAATTTGATAAATGGATTGACTTTGAAATGTTTGCCAGGCATTTTAATGTCTGGGATTATCCAATAGTTCTCGAATTGATTTTACATGCCAGATTTCATTGCCTTAATTTCCATTCGGCAGTCCTGGTGGAATCAAAAGAAAGTGTTACAAGGACACGAAAGCGATGGAAAAGATTGAAATATATTTTGGGGAATTATAAAATTCGGTTATATTATATTTTGAGATACGGCTGCAAATTATCTACCATTTTTTATTTGATTTACAGGTTTGCAAGAGATATGTATGCTATTATTTTTTACCGCTGGTGAATATGAATAACAAATTATATCCCGGGAAGCAAAACTCATCTGAGTTATGGGCTGTTGTCCCGGAGCGGATTGAACGGTACATGAACAATCATGTCATCCCGTTTTTAAGATTGCCCGAGAACGCTGTTTGTTTAGACGTAGGCGAGGCAAATCCGAGAATGGATTACATGAAGAAGAAATTAAATCTGAATGTAGAACAATGGGATACACAGGATTTAAACTTTGACAGCATACAAAAGAAAAATCATTATGATATCATTTTTTGTTTTGATCTACTGGAGCATATTCAAAATCCGTTATGGCTAATGAAGCAGATGAAAGACGGGATAAAGGACAGTGGTTCAATTTACATTAATTTGCCGGAAAACGCACAATGGCTTTGGGGGGAAGAGCATTTTTTTGAGTACAGGTTTGGGCATTTTGCAAAATGGCTCATAATCCCTTCTGGTTTGAAAACAGTCAGGCAAAAAAAGATATTCTTCATTGCCAACTGGAAGGCATTTTTGATCGGCATCCGCCCGTTGCTTCGCATATTGCGCCGAGAAACCACCTTGCGGTCGATGGCACGCAGTATGTTTTGCTGGAACTTCCGGATATATGAATTAAAAAAATCAGAATAGTGATACAGGCGATTAAATATTTTCTTTATCGGATTTCGGGTGGGTACAGCCTTTTGCCATTTCAGTTTACGGTTAACATTGCCAACCCGTGTAACCGTAAATGTAATTTCTGCCCTAATCATGCGCCTGAAATCATTGACGAATACCCGTGGGGTTTTTATCAGCAATGGTGGCGCAGACAGCCCCCATATATGGATGTGGATAAGTTTGCCGGCTTTATGAAAAGGATGGGTGTCTGGCGCAGGTTTATACGTCAGATCAGTTTTACCGGTCGGGGGGAGACGTTATTGCACAGGGACATTTTAAAATTTTGTGAGGTGGCTGAACGTTATCGAATCCGGTTCCATATCACCACAAACGGGGACAAGTTGACAAAAAAATTGGAGGAGGATTTATCAAAATTCAGGTATTTACATTATGTGCGTATTTCGTTATTTGAACCTGAAAGGTATGAATACTGGCAATCCCGTGCAGCGGTATCACCAGTACGGATTAAAATTCAAAATGTAACCAATCGGCATATTGAAGGGTTGGAAGACGGTTACATATCAACCAACAATGCCGGCACTGCGAAGTACAGCACCATGCCGGATGGGTTTGTTGATGAGCGTTATTGCGTAGCTCCGTTTTCATTTAACACATTGAACACAGACGGCACTCTTGTCACCTGCATTGCTTTTGTTGAAACGGGCAATGTTTTTTATGAATCCTGGTGGGAATGTTG